TCGGCCATCCGGCTCGGCTCGACCACCGGGACAATCAAGGCGGTCGCGGGCGGTGCGGGCGGCAACTCAGGTGACGGCGGTCTGGGCGGTGCGGGCGGTGGTGCCACCGGTGGCAGTGGTGGCCGGGGCAACGCCGGGTCCAACTCAACCGGGGCGGCCACGGGCGGCACTCAGAGCCAGGGCGGCAATGGTGGCACCTCCTCAATGGGGGTGGGCTGGAACGGCAAGAACGCTGCCGACACCCAGGTGGCGGTGGCTGGGGCGGGTGGCAAGGCCCCCTCCGGCACAGGCGCTGGTGGCGGTGGCGGTGGTGGTGGCTTCCATCCCGGCGGCGGTGGTCAGGCGGCGGCGGACGGCTACGCCCCTGGTGGCGGTGGCGGTGGTGGCTCCTCCTACACGGGCGGGCTCAGCGCGCCCGTGAACACACAGGGTGGCGGTGGCACGGGCAACGGCTCGGTCTCCATCACCTGGGTCACCCCTCCCCCCGCCAACATCCCGCCTGTGGTGCCCACCGATGTCAAGATCAACGGCGTCGAGGTCGAGGACGAGGCGTTGCTGACCAAGGCCACCACCTCGGTCAAGATCTCGGCCACCATCTCCGACCCGAACAAGCACAAGGTTCGGATGCTGGTGCGCTGGTCGTCCACCTCGAACTTCGCCTCCTACACCCAAGGATTCACCGGCTGGGTCACCTGGAGCGAGGACGGGCAGGTCGTCACCTACACGGTGACCGGGCTGTCTCAGAACACCCACTACTACGTCCGGCTCTACACCCAGGACGAGAAGGGCCTGTACTCCACCACCTACAACTCGGTGGACTTCTGGACCAACAAGGCCCCACTGCCGCCGACCGACCTGACGATCAACACCCAGAGCGAGGGCATGATGCTGCCCAACCTCTCCTCGGCCACGTTCGGCTGGACCCACAACGATGAGGACTACGCCGACTACCAGTCGGGCTTCCAGATCCAGTACCGCACCAGTGCCACCTCCAGCAAGCCCGCCGGGACTTGGACGGTGGTCACCCAGTACCCGGGCACCGGGGCCAACCTGGCTCCCAAGGAGGCCGGACCGCCGTCGTCCTCGCACAACGAGTGGGTCTTCAACCCGGGCACCTTCAAGGGCAACACGTTCTACGAGTGGATGGTCCGCACCAGGGATGGTCAGGCCCTGTGGGGCCCCTGGTCGACGCTGTTCTCCTACTACATCTCCTCGACCAACACCCCGCCAACGCTCATCTCGCCCGCCAACAACGCCGCAGTCAACATCGACGTAGCCACCAAGTTCACCTGGAAGTTCATCGACCCGGACGCCGGTGACACCCAGTCCAAGGCCGACATCCGCTGGCGGGTCCGCGGTCGGACCAAGGACGTGACCGCAGGCATCGCCCCGGCGCCGTCGGAGGACACCTGGATCATGCTGACCGGGGTGGAGGCACCCGGGGTGCCCGGACACACCGCTGCCTGGACCATCCAGAGCCACACCTTCGTGGCCGAGTACACCTACGAGTGGCAGATCCGCACCTATGACAACGCGGTCAGCATCCCCTCGGGCTGGTCACCCTCGTTCCGCTTCTACGCCATCGACCCGCCGGGAGCCGAGGGCGGCACGTTCCCCATCTCCGGGTCCAGCAAGCCGCAGGGCTCGCTGGGCTGCGGCACCTACCGGGTGTTCATCTACGAGCAGGGTGGCCAGAAGTTGCTCGGCGAGGTCACCCCGGCCACCAAACTGGACTTCACCAGGGTCCGCGACGACATCTCCGGCTGCACGGTCTTCACCAACGGCTACTCCTTTGACTGCGGTGCGTTCTACGCCACCCTGCGGACCTGGATGCACGAGATCGTCGTGTTCCGTGACGGGGTGCGGGTCTGGGAGGGTCCGATCACCCGGATCGCATACACCCAGGACTCGGTGGAGATCGAGGCCAAGGACGTGATGGCGTACGTCTACCGGCGCATCATGCGAGCGGGCTACAACGACGCCTACCGGCTGATCACCAAGGGCACAGCGGGGAGGCCGGACGAGTACCTGGGGCTGCTCAGTGTGGTCCGGCGGGCCGCTCTGCTCGTCACCCAGGCGCTGGCTCCCTTCGACCCCAACGTGCTGCCCTACCTGACCGCGCTGGAGTACCCGGACGACGCGAAGGAGTCCAGGATCGTCGCGGACTGGTCCCGGACGTGCTGGGAGGAGATCGACGACCTGGCGGCGACCGCCGGGCTCGACTACACGACCGTGGGGCGCCGAATCCTGCTCTGGGACACCCACCGGCCGGTCGGGCGACTGCCGGAGATGCGGGACGGCGATTTCAGCGACTCTCCGATCGTCACCGAGTACGGAATGCAGTTGGCGACCTTCTTCGCGGTCACCAACGGCTCCGGAGTGGTCGGCTGGACCTCCGACCAGAAGGGAATGATCCCCTACGGCCCGATCGAGCAGTTGGCGTCGTCCTACAGCGACTCCGAGGGTGCCGGCGACGAGGTGATGACCCCGGAGGCCAAGGCGGCGGCCGAGGCAGCCTTGATCGACCAGGCGAAGCGCAATATCAGCGGTCGGTGGCCTGCTCCGTTGATCGTGCGGGTGCCCGACAACACCACGCTCTCCCCGAAGGCCAACATCGGCTTCCAGCAGTTGATCCCGGGAGTCTGGTTGCCATTGCGGAGTGTCAGCACCCCTCGGCAGGTCTCCCAGTGGCAGAAGTTGGACTCGATGAGCGTGGAGTACGACGGCGAGAACGGTGAGAGCGTGCACGTGGTGTTCTCCCCGGCACCCAACGGGGGCAACGACCCGGACAGTGACATGGCGATGGAGGAGGACTGACGGATGGGTGGCTCAAATACATGGGCGGCTCCGATCGACGCCCAGGACTGGATGCGGCAGGTGGAGAAGCGCATCCTGCACGAGGAGCGGCGACCGAGCATCCGCACCGCCTCCGACCTGATGGGCCCCGGCCTGGGTCCGCGCAGTGTCTGGATCAACGACTGGAACGCTGCCGAGACCGCCTTCAACGGCTTCTTCCACTCCGACCCCAACGCGCTGAACTCTCCCCGTGTCGACGGCTACTGGATGGGCACCAGCCAGGCCACCAGCGAGGGCTTCGGCCTCCAGACGGTGACTGAGTACCGAGGCGGCACCACCGACATCTCCTGGCCCGGCGGCACCTATATCCGCAAGTTCTTCACCCCCCCAGGTGGCCAGCGGCAGTTCTCTGCCTGGGCACTCGTGTACTGAGAGGACAACACGGCATGATGCACACAACGAGAGGAGACCTCTGATGCCCAGTGGATGCTGCGGTGGAGGCGTTTGCTCCTGCATGATCGTCGGTCAGGGCGGAGTGACGATCGAAGGCTCCGGCCAGCCCTCGGACCCGTTCATCATCGACGCCGACACGTACCACACCGACAGCAACAACGGGCGCTTCACCACCGATGCGGGGGGCGACGGTACCCAGGCGAACCCGTACACCATGTCGGTCGACTACGCCCCCAGTGCCAAGTTGGATGACATCCCGAACGTCGACACCCCGGCTCCGGCGAACGGGCAGGTGCTGACCTGGAACAGCGCCACCAGCACCTGGGTGGCCGCTCCACCGGCACTGGCTCCAGTGGGTGCGGTGGTGCATGACCTCTCGCTGCTCGGTGACGGCTCGGCCGGTGCACCCCTGGGTGTGATCGCGGACCAGGCTCGCTACCTCGGGGTGGCCGCCCTGGGCGTCGGGCTGAACGACAACGGCATGGCTGCGCTAGTGCACCACTTCACCGATGACGCCGCTCGCACCGCCTCCATCCCGGTGCCGGTCTCCAACATGCTGTCGATGCTGGAGACCGCTCCCGGGGTGATCGAGTACTGGAACGGTGTCGATTGGGTGACGCTGCCGAACCAGACCGGCTGGGTGGCCAGCGAGGAACTGCTGGAACTCTCCGGCGCCTACGCCCCGGGCATCCCAGTGACAGTGATGGTGGTCCAGGTGAGCACCACCACTGACGCCAACGGTGTCTTCGACGTGCTCGGGCTGACCGATCTGGCGGGACGCTCCGGAGTGCTGACGGTGAGCCTGTCCGAGACCGGCGCAGTGGCCTGGAAGGCGATGATCTTCCCCAACACCAACCGGATCTCGGCCACGGCCTACCGGCTGACTGACGGCTCGATCATGGCGGGCACCCCGGTCACCGCCACCGTCCAGGCCATCACCTACTGAAATTCTCAGGGCCCTGAGAGTTACGTCGTCTGTGAGAAGTGATCGGCACCTCGAAGGTACTTAGAACGGAGCACCATGAACCACCTGCCCCTGCTGCGCTACTTCTCCTATGACCATCTGCCGGAAAAGCTCCAGGCCATCTCGAAGCCGTTCCGCGACCTGGCCGAGTTCGTCGAGAGCACACTGCCCCCGGGTCCGGAGACCACGGTGACGCTCAGGAAGTTGTTAGAATCAAAAGATGCAGCAGTCAGAAGCGCCCTTGACCTCTAAGACCCTCGCCAACAGGCGGTGGCTAGCCA